CCACTCTGAGGCGCTGATCTACGGCCGGTCGTACATCACGATTGCGGCCCCGGGCGAAGAGGACCGCTACGTCGACCAGACGGTGCCGATCATCCGGGTGGAGCCGCCGACGGCGTTGCACGCGGTTATCGACCCGCGTACGCGTGAGGTCACTTCCGCAATCCGGGCGATTTACTCCGACGACATTAACTACGTTGGCCAGTCGTATGCGGCGACGATGGGTGGCGAGCTCATCGCCTGCACGATGTACCTGCCGGATCAGACCGTTTCGTGGACTCGCGACGACCAACGCCAGTGGAGCATGGTGAGCCGCGTCGAGCACAATCTCGGAATCGTTCCCGTTGTGCCGCTGGCCAATAGGACTCGCCTGTCCGATCTTTACGGCACCTCTGAGATCACCCCGGAGCTTCGTAGCGTCACCGACGCGGCGGCCCGGATTATGATGGACATGCAGGCGACCGCTGAGATCATGGCGATCCCGCAGCGCCTGCTCTTCGGCGTGAGCCCACAGGACGTTGGTGTGGATCCGCACACGGGTGAAAAAATGTTCGACGCCTACACCGCGAAGATCATGGCGTTTTCGGATCCCGACGGCAAGGCTCAACAGTTTAGCGCCGCAGAGCTGCAGAACTTCGTGTCCGCGCTGGATGCGTTGGATCGTAAAGCGGCCGCCTACACCGGATTACCGCCGCAATACCTGAGCTATTCGAGTCAGAATCCCGCGTCCGCGGAGGCGATTAAGTCTTCAGAATCGAGACTTGTTCTCAAAGTGGAGCGTAAAAACTCCATCTTTGGTGGTGCGTGGGAGCAGGCCATGAGGATTGCCGTGCTGGCGATGCGTGGCACTGTCGACCCGGAGATGCTGAGACTGGAAACGGTCTGGCGGGACCCGTCGACGCCGACGTACTCGTCGAAGGCTGACGCGGTGACGAAGCTGTACGCCGCAGGCGCCGGCATCATCCCGCTCACGCAGGCCAGGTTGGACATGGGCTACAGCATCCAACAGATCGAGCAGATGCAAGCGTGGGATCGCGAAGACAACCCGATGACCACGCTGGCGCAAATGTATGGCCGGCCGGCTCCGGCGCCGGTGCAGAACCTGCCTGACGCCGTAGGCGAATGACCCCCGAGGAGCTCACCGCGGCGGAGCAGGCCCAGGCCGAGTCCTATGCCGCGGAGATCGCCCTGATCACCGCCGCCATGGCCGCGTTCGCGCTGGCATTCTCGAAATACTTTCTCGGGCCGGCGTTGACCGCGGCCAAGTGGATTGAGCTTCTCGCCATGCTGTACCCGGAGGTTGCCCGCCGCCGGGAGATGGCCGCGATGGCGTCCCGAGACTTTTACGACAACCAGCGGGCACTGTTCGCGCCGACGCTTCGTATCGCAGCTCAGGATCTTGAGCGATATGAGTTCGAGTGGTTTGTATCTGCTATGGAGCCAGTTCGGGCTCGTATGTCGCAGGCTGACACCGCCCAGCGGGTCGCCGCCGACATGGCGTTGATCGCGGTTCGTGAGGTTGAGATGGCTGCCCGCCGGCAGATCATCCACGCGGTCGAGGACGACGTGTTCGTCGACGAATACCTTGAGGCGTCGCCGGCGGAGCGCGAGAAGCTGCGGTTCCAGCCCAGCGTCCGCGACGAACTGCTCGCACTGCTGGAGGGCGGTGCGGAGGAGCCGGCCATCCCCGGCCCGACTCGTAAACCCAAGCTGCGCAGTGTCGGTACGACGCTGGGCGTTAAGGGCTGGGCGCGTGTTGCCACCGGCGACGAGACCTGTGCGTGGTGCTTGATGTTGGTGTCGCGTGGGCCGGTCTACAGCAGCGCCGCCAATGCGGGGTTGCGCGAGGACATTTCAGAGGCCGAGTTCGTCGCGCTCTACAACAAGAACGATCTTGAGACGTACGGCGCGAAGATCTCCGAGAAGGATGACGCCGGCCGCAGCATGGTCGACGAGTGGCACAAGGGTTGCGACTGCCTGATAGTGCCCGTTTTTAACAAGAAGACTTGGTTCGGTAACCCGGCGAGGGATCGCGCACGCGATTTGTGGAAAGAAGCTACGAAGGCCGCAAAGGCTGAGTTGAAGAAGAACCCCAAAAAGACTTATTACTCATTCAATGGCCCCGGATACGAGGGCGATGGCGACAAGAACCCCGGACGTTACAAGGTGACGCTGAACCGGGAAGCCATCAATCAGCTTCGGCAGAAGATCGCCAAGGGCGAGATTTCTTCCGCAGAGTGGGCCGCACTTAACGCTGCGGCCTGACCCGCCCGAGCACCCGATGTGCTCTCAACACCGCCCAGGAGGCGAACAAATGTCCGACGACACTGCAACAAACACCGAGACCGAAGCCCCGGCCCAGGAGGCCACGCCGAAAGCTCCCGAGACGTTCTCACTCGAGTACGTGCAGGAGCTCAGAAATCAGGCCGCCAAGTACCGCACCGAGAAAAAGGCGGCTGCTGACAGCGCGAAGGCCGAGGTCGCAAAAGAGTTCGAAACCCTGATAGCCGAACGTGATTCGGCCGTCGCAACCGTGCGTGAGGAGCTCGACAACGCGAACCTGGAGCTGCTGAAGCTCAAGGCCGTGTTGGCCGAGGGTGTCTCTTCTGCGCACGCGCTGGACGTTGCTTCTCTGGTTCAGGGACACGATGCGGAGTCGGTCTCCGCGTCCGTTGCACGTGTTAAGTCGCTGATCGGTGCGTCGCCCGAAAGGGCACGCCCCGTTGATCCAACTCAGGGATCAGGTTCCACCATTCCGCTCAACGGCGATCCGATTCTGGAGAAGTTGAAACGGATGGTCGGTGCCTGATCCAACAACCCATTTCACACAGATAGGAGCCATTTCAATGGCTGACATTTTCCACACTCCCGCACCGGATACCGTTGCCAAGACAACGGATTCGATGTTCTCCGGCTACCTCGATCCGGTTCTGGCTCAGGACTACTTCTCCGAGGTGGAGAAGACCTCCATCATCCAGCAGGTCGGCCGCAAGATCCCGCTGGGACCGTCCGGCGTTCGCATCCCGCATTGGGACGGCGACGTGGTGGCGCGCTGGGTCGGAGAGACCGAGCAGAAGCCGGTCACCAAGGGCGGACTGTCCAAGCAGGACATCGTGCCGTTCAAAATCGCGACCATCTTCGCCGCGTCGTCTGAGGTTGTGCGGGCCAACCCCGCCAACTACCTCGGCGTCATGCGCTCCAAGGTGGCCGAGGCCATCGCGCTGGCGTTCGACGCCGCCGTTCTGCACGGCATCGACAGCCCGTTCGGCGCGTACATCGCCGAGACGAGCAAAGAGGTCGAGCTGGCCCCCAACGCGTTCACCGCGCTGAACACCGGTCTCGGCCTGCTGCTCGCCGATGGCAAGAAATGGACGGGCACCTTGCTCGACAACAAGGCTGAGCCGATCCTCAACTCCACCGTTGACAATGCTGGCCGGCCGCTGTTCATCGAGAGCACCTACGACCAGACCAGCTCTGCCATGCGCAGCGGTCGCGTCATGGGCCGCCCGACGTTCGTCAACGACCACGTCGCCAACGGTGACATCCTCGGATTCCAGGGCGACTGGTCGCAGCTGATCTGGGGACAGATCGGTGGCATCTCGTACGACGTTTCGGACCAGGCAACCCTGGACATGTCCGTGAATGGTGATGGGAGCGGTATCATTTCGCTCTGGCAGCAGAATATGATTGCCGTGAGGGTCGAGGCAGAGTTCGGCGTTCTCGTCAATGATCCCGAGGCGTTCGTGCGTCTGCTCGGTGAGGCTGAGAAGCCGCAGCCGAAGACCGCCGCTCCGGTCGTCAAGTAACACAACACATCTGGAGGCGGGGGACGTCACATCGGCGTCCCCCGCCACCAACCTCCGGAGAGGACTGATCATGGCCTACGCAACACCAGAAGATGTGGCAGTGCGTTGGGGACGCGAACTCTCCCCGGAGGAAAAGGCAACCGTGTCGGTTCGCCTCGAGGACGTTGAGCGTCTGATCCGCCGGCAGATCCCGGACCTCGATCACCAAATCGAGTGCGGCGCAATCAATAAGGCCGATGTGGTGCAGGTTGAGTCCGATGCGGTGATCCGTATCGTTCGCAACCCCGAGGGCTACATCTCGGAGACCGACGGCGACTACACCTACAAGCTGTCCGATGCGGCCGCCAACGCTGCGGGGAGCTTGGCCGCCGGCGGCAACATCATCACCGACGGTGAATGGTGGCTTCTCGGCGTGTGCCCACCGGGCAGTGGCCGGGGCATGTTCTTCATCACTCC